GATGCGCGCACCGGATCGGGTCGGGCGCGAGAGTTTCTGACGCGCAGCCGGTTGGGGCTGAAGATCACCGTTCGCTATGCCCCGCAAGACAGCACGACGCGCCCCAAGCCGGGGCAGAGATTTGTGGAAGGTACACGCATCTATGCCATTGATGCTGTGCATGAAACCGGTCCGCGTGGCGGGTACTTGATGTGCTTTGCCGAAGAGGAGGTGACGACGTGAGCTATGGTTTGAGCGCCGCGTTGCAAACCGCCCTTTTCTCGGCCCTTGAGGCGGATACAGAGCTGACATCAATGGTCGGTACGGCCGTCTTTGACACCATGCCGACCGGTACAACGCCCGAAATGTTTGTCGCCTTGGGGCCAGAGGATGTGGTTGAGCAAGCCGATGGGACCAGCCCCGGTGCAAATCATGATTTGCAGGTCACGGTTGTCACGACTGGTGCGGGTTTTTTGGGTGCTAAGCAAGTAGCTGGACGGGTTTCGGACATCTTGACCACTGAAGACTTGAGCCTGAGCCGGGGAAACCTGGTGCAGTTGCGGTTTCGAAAGGCGAAGGCCCGGCGCGATACAACCGACGGATCGCGCCGAATTGATATGTGGTTTCGCGCCCGCGTGACCGACGACATCTAAGTCAAAAGGAGGTGCGCAATGAGCGTGCAAAAAGGAAAAGATCTGCTGGTGAAAGTCGATTTGGATGGAGCCGGTGTATTTCAGACGTTGGCCGGTTTGCGGGCCACCCGGTTAACTTTCAATTCGGATACGATTGATGTCACCTCGTTGGACAGTGAAGGCGGCTGGCGTGAATTACTGACCGGCGGTGGCGTGAAGTCAGCTGCTGTATCAGGCTCGGGTGTGTTTCGGGATGATGCGAGCGATGCGCGCGCGCGTCAGTTGTTTTTCGACGGTGAAATGCCTGCGTTTCAGGTAATAATTCCCGATTTTGGCGTTGTTGAGGGAACGTTTCAGCTGACGTCACTGGAATATGCCGGAACGCTGAATGGCGAAGCGACTTATGAAGTTTCGCTCGCTTCGGCGGGCGCGTTGACCTTTGCGCCCGCTTGATGCGTGGAAAGGAGCGTCCAACCGCGAACCCTTGGGCCGGCGAAGTGGGGTTGATGCTGAATGGGCGACCATTGACGCTAAAACTCACGCTTGGCGTGTTGGCCGACCTTGAGGCGCATATGGAGACCGAGACTTTGGTAGACTTGGTCGAGCGGTTTGAGACCGGACGTTTTTCAACTGTTGATGTGGTTGAGTTGCTTTTTGCGGGCCTTCGGGGCGGGGGATGGCAAGGTAGTCGGGATACGCTTTTGCAGGGTGACATTGGGGGTGGACCGGTAGAGGCCACGCGCGTTGCCGCGCTTCTTCTTGGGCGAGCGTTCTCTATCGAAGGGCTGAGTGGATGAGTGCATTTGACTGGAACGGTCTTTTGCGTGTCGGGCTGACGCAACTTGGCCTGCGACCGGCAGAGTTTTGGAACCTTACGCCGGTCGAGTTGGCTTTGTTGCTGGGTCACCCAGGGGCTGAGGCTGCGATGTCGCGCAGTGCGCTTGATGCGCTTTTGATGAAGTACCCGGACGCGGCGCAATCTGATAAAAAGGACATGTCTGATGGATGATCTGAATGAGGACATCGGCACCTTGAAGGAGATGCTGGAGTCGCTGCAAACCGAAGCCTCTGGTGCGCAAACGGTGGTCTCTAACTTCACCCGCGAGCTTGGTTCGTTACGCGGTGAAATGACCTATACCGACAAGGAGGTCAAAAGCCTGTCTCGGAGCTTTGGCTCCGGGTTGCGGTCTGCATTTGACGGATTGGTCTTTGACGGCATGAAGCTGTCGGACGCTTTGGAAAGTATCAGTAAGTCGATGGTCAACTCGGCCTACTCGGCCGCGATTAAGCCGGTTCAGAACGCGGTTGGTGGTGCCTTAGCCTCAGGGCTGAATTCGATCGGTTCGAATTTAAGCCTCTTTGCGGATGGCGGCGCGTTTACGCAAGGACGCGCGTCCTCGATTGGGGGGGGGATTGCGTCGCAGCCGACATCCTTTCCTATGCGAGGCGGAATGGGAATGCTGGGGGAGGCTGGCCCCGAAGCGATTATGCCCTTGAGCCGTGGACCAGACGGCAAGCTGGGTGTGCGGACCGAAGGCGGTAGCGCAAAGCCAGTGACGGTCGTCATGAACATTAGCACCCCCGATGCGCAAAGCTTCCGGCGATCACAAAGCCAGGTCGCGGCCGAGATGAGCCGCGCCTTGGGCCGTGGACAGCGCAACAGGTAGGAGGCAGAGATGTCATTTCACGAAGTACGGTTTCCCGCTGCGGTGAGCTTTGGCTCATCCGGCGGGCCTGAACGCTTGACTGAGGTCATTACGTTGGCCAACGGTCACGAAGAGCGTAACGCGCCATGGAAACATTCGCGCCGGCGCTATGACGCCGGAGTTGGTGTTAGGTCGCTTGACGACATTGAGGAGTTGATCTCGTTTTTTGAGGCCCGATCTGGTCGGCTATATGGGTTTCGTTGGAAGGATTGGTCGGACTATAAGTCGTGTCTTCCCAGTCAAGAGCCGACGTTTCGCGATCAGATCATTGGGATCGGAGACGGAGAAACGGTTCTGTTTGAGTTGTCGAAGACCTATCAGTCGGGATCGCACAGCTACATCCGGCGGGTGCAAAAGCCGGTTTCTGGATCGGTTCGGGTCGGGGTTCAAGGCAGCGAGATTTCAGAGACTACAGAGTTTTCCTTGGATCTTGATACGGGGGTCGTGACGTTTGTTGATCCACCCGCAGTTGCTGCAGAGATTACCGCGGGCTTTGAATTTGATGTACCGGTTCGGTTTGATACGGACCGTATCTATACGTCCTTGGCGAGCTTTCAGGCCGGTGAAATTCCGGATGTGCCCGTGGTGGAGTTGCGCCTATGAGTACAAGTGCGCAGCAGGCGACAACGCTTTGCAATATTTGGATTATTCGACGTACTGATGGTACGGTTCTTGGGTTTACGAACCACGATGACGATATCACCCATGAGGGTGTGACGTGCCAAGCCGCGTCTGGGTTGATGGGTGCTGCGTTGCAGACATCGACAGGTTTGTCGGTGGATAACACCGAGGCCTTGGGCGCGTTGCAATCGACTGTGATCTGTCCTGAGGACATCATCAACGGCCGCTATGACAGTGCCGAGGTTGATGTTCTTTTGTACGATTGGAAGGCCGGTCAGGTGGTATCTGAGCAGTTCAAGGCGATGATCGGCGAGGTTCAAGTCAAGGACGGCAGTTTTGTCGCGGAATTGCGGGGCAAGTCTGATTTGCTGAACCAGCCTTTGGGTCGTGTTTATCAACCGTCGTGTGATGCGGCATTGGGCGATGCGCGCTGTGGTGTTGATCTGACTTCACCTGAATACCGGACGGACGTGACAGTCGTGAGCGTCAAAGATCAACGGTATGTGCGTGTTGCTGGTTTGGATGCATATCCAGAGGCATGGTTTGAGCGTGGGACCGTTGAGATCATGGAGGACGGTGCGCCTATGGGGGCGACGGTCATTAAGTCCGACAAGATATCTGAGGCGGGGCGCGACATTGAGCTATGGTTTACGCCCAATGTTGTGATCGAGCCGGGGCGTGTTTTGCGTGTGACGACGGGGTGCAACCGACTTGCAAGCACTTGCGCCGTTAAGTTCGACAATATCCTGAACTTTCGCGGTTTCCCAACAATCCCCGGTGAGGATTGGGCGATGAGTTATCCCTCTAGCCGTCTGACGATGGATGGGGGCCAGTTGTGACAGGTGCCACGGTGATAGGTGACAAAGTCGTTGCATCCGCACGCACTTGGATTGGTACGCCCTATCAACATCAGATGTCGTGCAAGGGTGCGGGCAGTGATTGCCTTGGGCTTGTGCGTGGTGTTTGGCGCGATGTGGTTGGGGCGGAGCCGGTTCCGATCCCGGCCTACACTTATGATTGGTCCGAGGTTTCTAAGGCTGAAGTGCTTTGGAATTCTGCGCGTCAAGTTCTGCAGGATGTCGATGCCGAGACGCCTTTGACATCAGGTCAGGTCCTACTGTTTCGTATGCGTAAAACGGCGGTAGCCAAACACCTTGGCATCCTTGTGACAGTTGAGCCAACGCCACGATTTATCCATGCCTATGCACGTCACGGGGTCGTCGAGACCAGTTTGTCCGCCCCGTGGCAACGTGCGCTGACGGCGCGCTTTACCTTCCCCCCTCACGCCTAG